ATGGTTACTATTAAAGTTCGCTTCGCTGCAAGTATGAAAGGCAAGTTACCCATGGGGACTTTCGATGCATTGAAAAATGAAATAACAAAAAGATTGAATCCCAAATATCCCGATTTAAACATCGATATCAACTGGGGTTCTCAAGCTAATGTATCTATTGATGGTCTTGGAAAGAACGAAAAGAAAACCTACATCGAAGAAACGCTGGAAGAAATATGGAATGATGGGGATTGGATGCCTGAAATGAAAGAAACTGAGGAAGTGGAGTATTTCGATAAATGATCAGAGTGCGCCAACCACTCGAGCTGGCACACCTTAGTTATTACTCTTCTAGTTTGCTTGCTTGTTCTTGTTTGGATTCTTCCTCTAATCTCTCCGCTTCCTCACGCGCAGCTTTTTCAGCCTCTTCTTTCGCTACCCGTTCCGCTTCAATTTTCGCTAGTCGCTCTGCTTCAGCTAGCTTCTGATTGTAGATAGAATCGCTGGGCATATTCACACGAACATCAATCCAGTGACCATTTGGGATGTCGCAATAGTCATAGTCTTCGCGCTCAACATTATTCTCATCGAGAAACTCTGGATAAGTCATTAGTCGCTGGGCTTCGAGTCGAGGATGAAGAGTGTGCTTTCTATAGCGGGTTTCAATGATGATGTCACCATCTGGTAACACGTCAAAATCAGCCCATACCAATGGTAAATTGTTAATCCCATTCGGTACCACTAAACCACCATGAATACCGCCCCAGCTAGCATCGGAGTTCATTCCGAGAGTGCCCTTGAGCTTATAGCGACCAGTACCCAGCTTTTCTAGTTCGACACCCTCTGATTCGTCATTAAGTTCGACATGGTCTGAATAAACTTTAATGACTGGGGATGCTGCTTTTAAGTTACCGTTTGAGTCTTTTGTTGTGTTTCCCGTCGAGTAAAATTCAACCCAATCTGACATTTTCCCATTCGCTAATCCGGCTGACAGAAATAGTCTTGTGTTCCAGTCTGGTGAATATAATATGCTAGATGATGCTTTTGGATCTCGTCCAAAACGAATACCACCACCCCATGCAGATGGTGCCTGAATCGCCCCACTATCGTTATATATAAAACCTAATGTCTGATTAACTGCACTGCTGTAATCTGTAATTTTAATTAGTTGCTGCGTATAAGTAGCGCCAAGTCCATAATCACCAACTAGTACTATATTTTTGCCGTCATACGTAATAGCACCAGCTTCAGTAAGCGTCAGAGCCTTATTTGTTTTTGAATTAACTAACGCGATTCTATCAGTATCGCTCGGACAACCAATGAACCCTCTCAGTAAATTATCCTTTCCGCGCAGAGCATAGAATAAAGCCTGCTTTTCATTTGCATTTTTAATTGCTAAAGCTTCACCATCTTTATTAATTACTCCACCCGTGAGGCTTAGTTTCCCATCAATCAGCTTTTTCAGAGCAATGATACTTTCTAGTTTTACCGTTTCACCAGTCGGCGTTTTGATTTCAACAATGCCGTCTTGCGTTAGCCATGCATCCATATTTCTTAGGAAGTAGCCAATATACTGCTGATTCGCTAGCATCTTGCGAACACCATCGCTCATGCTGTCTAGAACGAATGTCGCAATCTGATACTTCGCTGCTGAAGCTGCCACTGGTACCGGGTAAGTGAGGTTAATCTCTGTGTCTGAATTCACTGACAACACTGTGTTCATGTACACAACATTATTGATGAGATAAGAGATTGGGCAGCCTTCCGAAATGCCCGCTAAGTTATCTTTCCAGCGCGTTCCGGTACCTTTTATTTTTGTTTGTCCCGCTGTCGTTGCGATTGTGCCTGTTTGATAAATCATGGTTACCCCTATTTCTTTAAGCAATCTTGCTGTTTAAATTCAAAATTTCCGTTATTTTTTGTGACCGTAAACATGCCATCACATGGATTATGACTCACCGTTACTGGCGATTTGCAGGCAACAATAAGCGCAACGATCCCTACGAGAATCGCATAGTTGATTTTTTTCATTGGATTACCTTATGGGAATGGGAAGTAGTCTGCTGCGTCTAGAAAAATAGCCGGGAGTGCCGTTCTTGCTACCGTATAATCACCGTGATGACCACGATCTTGTAATGTGCTCGTCAGTAATAAACCAACCTCAGACTCACCAATATTCCCTATATTGAGGTCCCGCCACCATCCCAAACCTCCATTGCTTGAAAAAACTTCTCCCACCACGGTCGGCGTATACATCGGGCGACGTATATCATCAATACTTATGCCACTATTGATTGGGATCTGATTTGAAGGGAGCGTAATCGGTCGGGTCATTACGCCCATTTGTGAATTAAAGGTCACCTTTTTCTCGTTGATATTACGAATTTTAAGCCCAAACCCCGGAGTATCGAGTTGCTCACTGGGTACGTTGGTAAACGCAATCACCCAATACCACGCTGAAGAATAATCAGTAATACCAGTACTGTTCCTGTTACGGCTCACATATCTCCACCACTTGAGCTCCTCCCAGCTAGTTACGTTGGAAGCCTCAAGGCGGATGAATGATTTATTATCATCGGTGTAAAAAAAGAAAATAGCATTCTCTATCGTTAATCCCGGAAATACTTTTCCTATATCAAAAAACTTATCGATAAACACTTTCGCTTTATGAGTTGCATAGGCGTAACCCAATGGGGGTGTATTTTCGAGAAAAATAGAACTTCCTGATACTTTTAAACCGAAACCACTTGTTACCTTTTGAGATTCAGCAGTAGGAAAAGCGATAATTTTCACGTAATTAAGGTCATAGTCCATTAATCCCATAACCGTAATTTTTCGATTGCTAGCACTGTATACCATTTTATCTGTCGTCCCTGACACATAGCGCCTATCCCCCACTTGTCTGAAAGTTACTTCAGCAGATTTAAATGATACGACCTGAAACCCATAGCCCTCGGGAACCTCATTTGGACATGTCCATTTGTAGGTTAACCAACCCCCATCGGGGGTTATACCGTCCCGACGAGTCACATAGCGAGTCCATAGATTTGTGGCTGGCGCTGTTTTCTCATTGAAAATAAATTCGCTACCATCAAGATTTCTTATTTTTAGTCCATACAATTTATCAATCATAAGAACCATCCTAACTCAATGATGTATGTGTCCTTGTACTTGAAGTAATCACCCTTGCTGTTTCGAATAACTGAGTAATCCCCTTCGTTGCTGTTCGTTTCAAAAACACCCGTGTTCATGTCGATACGCGTACCTGATTTGCCCGGTACATAGTTCTTAGAGCGCATATCGGTACCAACAATGATTTCTTGAATATACGCTTTCTCAATGAATGCATCTTTCACGAACATCTGACCGTTCTTCATGTACATAAATGTCTCAAAGCTACCATTAGCAGGGTTGATAAACGCAAAATTATTCGCCATAAAGCCAATGTATGTATCGACTTTTCCTGCTTTCACTTCCGCGCTAATCACCATACCCGCTTTGTAGAATTGCTTGTTGTACCAAACACCTGCGTTCACATCCCACGTTGCATAGCCTTCACCTTTTGCAGTAAATTCGGTTGTCGCTTTGGTATTAACAATCGCCATCTGTTCATCAAGCTTTGACTGAACCTGTGTTTGTGATTCCGCAAACGACTTGTTTAATGATGCGATTGCCTGATCGTTTTTAACAACGCCGGATTTCACTTCACCGATCGAGCTTTCTAATTCAGTGACAGATTTAGAAAATGCTTTGTCTAAATCAGCAATGGCTTGGTCATTCTTGATAACGCCTGCTTTAACGCCATTAATTGATGCATTAACTTCAACAATAGATTGAGCCCATGCCAACTCAGCGCTCGCAAACACACGATCCAAACGCTTAATCTGCGCCACTGATTCGCCGTGCTTTGTGAATAAATCTTGCTGAACTTCAAAGGTGGCAGCGCTGCTTATCAAGTTAGACTCATTGACCCAATTAAGCTGTTCCTCCAACCGCTTACCGGCTTCTGTGGTCATGAACTGACCACCCATTTCATCGATGATATCCGCAGGTAATGCATTGGCTTGCCCAACGGCTTCAACAAATGGCGATTTTCCGTAACTATTGACTGTTCGAACATAAAACCAATAATCGGTACCCGCTTTTAAACTCTCTTTCGTCCAGAACTGCCCTTGCCCCAATCGATTGGACTTTGTTGTAACTTCCAAATCGTTAGTGTTGTCCAGCTTCTTGTCGCTGAACCAGAATTCAAATGTATAGCCGTGCTGCGCTGATTCTCCAGCGCGTGGAACGCATGTTAATGAGAACATCCCGCCAGTCACTTCAACACTGACAGGCTCAGGCGGAGCTTGAATATCAAAATCAATAATGGCGGGTGCAGACATGGCGCCAGCGGCATTAATTGAACGAACTTCAGCGCGATAGGATCCGCGAACAAGTCCCGATAAATCGACTCTATCTTGCGGCACCTGAATTGATTGAATCACTTTCCCATCTTGAATAATGTTCACTGTATTGTAGCGAACATCTGCAGCTGCTGATTTCCAACTCAGATATCCCTGAACAATCTCGCCGATACTAACCGGCACAAATGAGAGGTTTAAAGGTGGCGCCACGCCGCCCGTCGGCAATACAGTAAACGGTGGTCTAACAAATGGCTTGCCGATCACATCCTCATAAATATAAGCACCATCCTCCTCGAGGAGGATATCAACTCCTTCCTGCGGGTGAAATTTCCACTCAGCGACACGAAACTCAAGGTTTTGAATACCAATATGAGGAAGATTTAATAAAACAACCTCTCCTGGTCGGTAAGCGTAACCATCCATATTCATGCGCAATTGAACACGGCGACCTGCACGCTTTTTCCGTAGATATAAATTAGAAAGCCTAGCTGCTTGGTATGGGCTAGTGACAAACCGGTAATCCATGTTCTCTTTGATTTCCAACCCATCTTCATCAATCCATTCTTCGATAATGACAGGCTCAAAGTCAGTTTTGATGTACAACTGCTCAGCATCAACAAACGTCCCGTAAATCGCATTAGTGGCATCGCGTAAAGCCAGTTCCGGCGTGATGTTAACGGTATCAATGATTTGATTCGGTTCAATACGCAATACTGCTGGGCCATTGTAAGCCTGCATTAAAATCCCGTGCTTGCCGGCTACATAGGTCGGCTCCGCTGCAATGCATTTGTGCATGTGATCGAGTATCGATGCTGGAGATTCAGAAAGTTCATAGGCCCCATTAATTGTGTAGCGTGGTTCAGCAACACCTTCCGGGCTAACGACTTGTTCGTCACACAGATCTGCAGCGACCTTAAATGATTCAAAATCAATATCAGCATCAGGCACACCAAGATAACTACGATAAAAATCGAGAACTACCAGCGCCCCATTGTTGCTCCAGATTATTTTATTCGTGCGAGGATCGAATAGCTGCTTACCCCAAACCTCTACTTTGACGTTTGGCACACCGTACGGGAATTTTTCAGCATCGTATCTCAGTGTTAATCGTAACCATGCCAAACCATCCCCGATCATGTCCTCTTTCCATGATGGTGCATTCTTTAGCATGTATGGGTCACAATCAGTCCGGGAGTTATGAAACTCATAACCCGCTTTATCACCGAAAGTGCCAATCAGGTCATCATTCAGCCAAATTCTACCGATGTGATCAACCTTGTGAGCCGCGAGTGCCAGCGCCATGAATAATCGCTCATTTTCATCTTGCTCACCGCGCTCTTCTTCTGCGAAAAAAAGCAGCCCTGAGCATACAGTTTTACCCACAATTATCGTTTCTGGTGCAGTTGATGAACGCAACATCTGCTTGCGCTCAGACTGATCCCGATAATTCATCGAAGGCATCTTATCTTTGTAAATCATCGCGCCTGCAGCCTGAGTCGCTATACCGGCAGCAATTAATGCATAACCAACGGGTCCACCATAAATAGTACCCACCACCATTAGCGCTGCAGATGCAATATTGGTAACCGTCTTTCCCATTTACTCCACTCTCCACGCTTTGATCGGTTGATGATTAACTGGCATCGATCCTGACTCAGTAACCGCCCAAACTTTATTTGCCCATATAACACCAAGCGTCTTCCCGTCATCACCATCAAACATGACGATATCGCCACGGATTACTTGATTAACTGGAATCTCAAGGAAATGATTTGAAAGCGCAGACTCGATATCACCGAACTCCGTTTTTAAAACACGCATTGCGCCGGTGCGAGTTTTATATCTTCCACGCACTTTTTCACAGGGATCAAAGCCACACACTGCAATTACACAATCCGCGGCAAATAAACAGCAATCATGTTCACCCCATAAAAATGGTTTTTGCGTTGCTTTTTGTAGTGTTTCAGGGAGTCTGGTTGTCCAGTTAGGATGTCGCATTACTGATCTCCGGGCATAAAAAAACCCGCCGAAGCGGGTTTATAGTTTTTAATTGCTATATTAAAATTGGTAAATACCTATCTGGACATTCACTCATTACAAAGCTGGCTAACTATACCGCCATATGTTCGACTATCTTCTATCATTGGCTTATTTAGTGTGGAGATTGAGCCACCAGATGAAAGAATAAGCATGTAAAATTGCTTATTTCCAGTATAGGCACCATATAAGTTTTTTGAGTTAACAAATCCACAAACTCTATATGTTACACTCGAGTTTTTGTCCTCATTTTTTTTAGACACAGTTACATTAGTAAACTTAGCGGTGTAAGGATCGTGAAGTATTAAAGATACTTCCTTTTCTGCAAATTCCTCTATTTTAGCATCGGTAACTTTAAGCGAGCGCACAATAAAAAATATAATAAGTAAGATAGCTAAAAAAACTGAAATATATAAAACTTCCTTTTTCATACCCCCTCCACGATAGCCGATAGTCAACTTGACAATGAATTGTCTTTATTTATATATAAATGCTGGAGCATCTTTCTTGCTCCCCCAATAGATGGCGCGCTCAGCCATCTGAGCAACAAACCTGAATATTCTGTCGCCTTTATGCCTTTTTGTCCATGATTCATCCGTGAATCTATCTGGCAAACCTTGTGACCATCGCTCAAAGCGGTTTGATACCGTCACGGCAACTTCGTTATTGTTACCCGTAGTCACGCCAATATTTGAGATTTGACCAGCGAACACAATTTCGGCTACAGCGGGTTTCCCATCACTATCTAAAGCCACCAGCATTAAACTGACATTTCTACCACGACTTCTCTCATTCATAACATCGGCAATTAAAAGTGAGTCAAAACCAGAAAGTGACAATATAAGCTGCTGCGGACTTGTTGAGTTATTTTCCGAAACTGTTTCTATGCTCCCAAAAGAACCAACGCCTAAATAGACTTCGCCCGCAATAATCAAATTACCAATACCAGTATGGGCTCTTGTTACCCCTGACTTCAAATCAAGTTTTGCAGCAATAACTAATTCAGCCCCATCATTAATTGCGTTAACCATGCTGTTAGAAAATGGATGATAAAGCATTAGAATAACGCCTCCTCAAACGTAATTGTTACATTAGAAAAGACGCCCGGTCTGTATTGAAAATTGCCTTGATCATTGCTGGTCAATTTAAAAACTCCAAATGGACGTACAGTTTCCAATTTATCATTGGCTGCTGGTGAAACCCTTAACATAGGTGAAATAGGGATAACTGCATTACCCTCTTTATCACTAATGACATTATCAGTGACCATTTTCAACTCATTACCGACCGTCAAATAATCGCCTTTACGCAATATAATAGAATTGGCTATCCATCCTTTGGTTTGTAATATTTTGCCTGTTTGATTGGCTGTACTTATTCTTGCTTCACCTTTTCCAGTCAATCCTTGACGCAACCAATTGCTAATTTTTACTCGACCACTTTCACCATCAAGCGCCGCCATAAGAACTTCAAGATCGCGTGATAATTGCTCGGTAAGATTATTAAAGGTTAATGTGCAGCGCCAACGGCTACCCGGAAAACGTACTGTTTGCACGCTTCCGGTAAAAACAGATGTGAATGATTTACTATTGCTGATTAATTGCCAGTTCATTGTTGCTGGCACAACGGCTTCTGGCCACTCTAATACCATGATTACCTCTCAAGGGATCCTCTGATTTTTCCTCTCGTCATAAAATCACGTTGGATTTTAGCTAAAGCGTCATCTGAACCTTGTTTTGCTCCCATTTTTGCTGCTTCCTGCATTGCATCATAAAGAGCCTGATCGCCATTGCCAGTAACGTGGAATGTTTGATGAATAACAATACTAGGAGAGGCTGATTGTGGTTGCTCTAACCCAAGAACTCTAACACCTAACGAACCATCTCTTCCTCGAGTTAATGGCATAATCGCTTCTGGCCCAGCTTCTCCCATTAGCCCCACGCCCGGAACGCCGCCTTTAGCAAAAGGAAATAATGTCGGAGATTTAACAATGCTATTACGATGCGCGCTTAATCCAGGAGACTCATAAGTATTACCTTTGGCATTTGGTGTAGCCTTTAGTCCCATTGCATCACCAAAAGCGGTACCAGTAAAACCTGCTTTTAGAGCATTGAAAATCATCATCTGAAAGATCATTTTAGTGATTTCAGTCACAATTGACTGGGCAAAATCGGCAAAGTTTAATTTCCCTGTCGCAACGAAGTTAGCCAGCATGCCTGACATGTCACTAAGGGCTGAATTACTAATAGATCGCATTTGGTCATAAACGTTTTCAGCTGTATTGCCAAAATCTTGTACTCCTCTAGCCATTCCCTTGTAAGCATCCCGCTGATCTCTAGATTTATCTTTCGACGATTGACGAACAATTTCTAACTGCTTTTGCTCTTCTTGAAGTAAAAATGCCGTTTGGTCAGCATAGAGTTGAGATTTTTTATCTGAAACTTCCTTGTCCAACTGATAACGTCTTTGCCTAAAGTCATCTTGAATACGCTGCTCTTCAAGCATTAAATCATAAGCATTTTGACTCATCGTCATTTGCAAAATTTGATTTGTTGCATCCTGACTAATTTTTGATGTTTTTTGAATAACCTCAAAATTTTGGTCATCAAATTTCTTTCTCAGCTCCTTGAATTTAATTTCTTTTTCTAACTCAGCATTTTTTAGTAACTGTGTACGGATCTCAACATGGTGTGATTGGATGCTTTTTTGTCGAGCGTTTAAATGCTGCCCTTGCAATCCAATTAATTCTTGTTCGAAGGAGGCAAGCTTACGCTCTGATGCAGTAAGACCCTCAGTTTCTTCCAATTGAGCTCGCAGTGCGGCACCTTGTTGCAAAAGCTGTTCTATGCGCTGCTTTCCTTCATCAACAATAGGGTTACCGCCTGTTTTCTTTGGCGCAGCAAATAACTTATCCAGTCCCTTTATGGCTTGCTGATATTCATTTGCGGAAATAGTGCCCTTATCCAGCATATCCTTGAATTGTTTTTGCCTTTCAGCGCGTTCCTTTTGCTGATCAACACCAGCCGAAAATGCAGCATTAAAATTAACCTGCAATCTCAAGCTTTCTGTTAAATTTTTTTGCTGTTCAATTTGTTGTTTCTGCTGATCTTCTTGCTCTTGCTTTAGCTTGTCTGTTAATAGATTCTTAGCTGCTACATACATACCAAGAAATGGGTCTTTCCCCCCCATATCTAGATTGCGGACTGTCATTTGCAATCCAACATAAGCTTTATCTAAATCTTTAACTTTTTCTATGTGCCCAGCGGCAAACTCCTTGGTTCTTTTGTTATATTCAATCTCCGCTGCAACTTCCGCCAACCTTGCAGCGTTAGTTGCTTCGTATTTTTTACCTTCCCTCTCTAGTTTTGCTATTCTTTCCATGACTTGAGCATCAATGATATGCCCTGCGTCAATTGCCTTCTGTAATCCCTCGACAGGGCGATCACCCAAAGCGACCAATCTGGATACCAGGTCATCGACGCTACCGCCTGACTTTTCCATTTGAACACCAAGCTCTGAAACTTGGTGAAGCAAATCACCAGAAAAACCCGCACTAGCGGCGGCGGTGACAGACTTGTAAGCCTCTGCGGTTCCTCCAAGTTCATTCGCTAGATTTCGCAGATCATAGGCGGTTGTTACAAGCCCTAGCCCGCCTTTTTGCAGGGCTGCATTAAAAGCTTTTTGGCGCTCTTCGGCTTGCTGATACTGAGAGTATAAATAGGTAAAAGCACCCGCTGACGCCATAATGCTAATACCAACAGCGCCCCCCATCATGCCCCATGCACTTTTAAACAAACTGGCACTATTCGCCGCTGCACGCTGAGAGAAGGTTAATTCTTTGCTGGCATCGGATAACTGAATTGTCGCAGCTGCAAGATTTTTCTTGCCATCGAGTTCGCTTTTATCTGCCAAAATAATGGCATTAGACGCGCTCTGCATTCGTTTCTTGGCATCAGCTTCGGCAATATTTGCTTCGCTGATAATGCGTGCGTTTTTAGCATGATCTTCAGCGTAGCTGACTGAGATACCATGCTGCTTGTTCACTTCAACTTGGCGTTCTAAATACTCATCGAGCGCAAAAGCTTGCTCTCTACGGGCAATGGCTTCGTCACGCATCTTTGCTGCAAGATTGATTTTTTCTTGAGCGCTTTTTCTATCCGCTTGCGCCCCTTCAATTTGGGCGCGAGATAAATTAATAGCCTCTCTCGCTGCTTCTTGTGCGACTCTCTGCTGTTCTGCTAAAGAAAACTTAACACTGTTAACATTCTCCAATGAGCGTTCCAGCGCGGGAATAAAACCCCCAATTAAACTACTGGTCGCTACCGATGAACCCGCAGAAACACTAGTCAGCGCATTTCTTAGTTGAGCAAATCCAAGTTGAGAATGTCGCGCCAATTGGCCAGAAGCAGATAAATCAGCACCCGCCTTTCTGGCACTGGCTGACACTTCTAATAATCTTTCCGCTGTGTTACCCGCATCTTTCGTTGCCGCTTGTGCGAATTTTTGGGATTCTTTTCGCGCAGAGTCATACGCATCAAAGACTTGTGATTTAAAAGAGGCTGCGTTGAGGTGTAACGCAACCGCTAAACTTGCAACGTCAGCCATTTAAGATCCTCATGACATCATTACACTGCTCTTCCACACTAGATGGAAGCGGTGTTTGGGTTATTGGAGAGTGTTCGCCTTGTTCCGGTTCCGGATCAGACTCATGAGAGAAAAAAGCCTGCCAGTGAGTGATAATATCCGCAGGCAATTGTGCTATTTTGCGTGGGTCTGGCTCACCCCATCTGTCCGCCAGTTGGAAAATCAACTTAAGATAGGGTGAGTTGGTTAGTTTTTTTTGGCTTCCTCAACAGAGCCGTAACTGTATTTTTGTACGAATGCCATCGCAGAAAGCAGTGTTGGCGTATCGTGTACCGTCACTAATTCATCTGCTGTAGGCAACTCATCTTCAGGAATTGGATTGCCTTTTTCATCGCAAATCGCTTTTAAAATCAACTTAGCGCCAGCCTTACTCGCATCTGAACTAAATCCGGTTTTTTGAGCTTCCTGAAGGTCATGCTCATATTCATCTAGCTCAGCAATTGTTAGCCGGCGTAGAAATACTTTGGTGCCTAAAATTGAATGTTCTTCAATATGAGGAGTAGGTTTCAGGAGGGATGACTTCAGAGACATTATTCTGTACCTCCGGCAGTGGCAACGCCCCATGTGATGTTATTTTGCTTACCTTTTACAGTAATTTGGATAACCTCATTCGCAGGCGCTTCAAGGCTATTCATTTCCCAGCCAGATAATGCCAAAATCATGGTTGCTGTACGTTTGTTTGGTAGCTCAAGGTAAAACTGCACGACTTCACGGGCATTCGCAGCGTTCAAAAATGCAGCAAAGTCCGCATTCTCTGGATCATCGATAAACCCAAGTGATTTTTCAGGTCCATCCGGTAAATCGGAGATTGATTGTTTGTTTTTATCGATAAGCGTAGTGCAATCAACAAACCCGCCAGTTAGCCCCGTTGCGCCTGTTGCTTTGCAGTTTTCCAGTGCTTTCATCTGCTCAACGGTATCACCCGGCTTACCAAATTTAACGATAGTGCCGGCAGGCAACATTGCATATTCAGGGGATGATTTTTTATCAGCCATAATGATGACTCCAATAGTTTAATTAACGATATTTTTCGATGCTTGCACGTATTTCCGATGCAAGTGTGTTGAGAATAAATTGACGGTTATAATCCAACGCGGGTCGGATGAATGGATTCGGTATCTGTTTGACAGTGCCAAATTCTTGCGCCTTCGCCTTCATATAATGCGCTTTAGTTGGACCTACTCTTACTGTCATGACAGAGAGTGTTTTGTTGTCCTTCATTCGGCTTGTGGTGGTAATTTTAATGCTGTCTCTCATGTGCTCAGCTTCGCTTGTCGCATCATAACCAGCATGTTTTTTCATATCGTCTAACACGGGTGTCATTGCCTCTCGTCCTGCTTGCCTTAACACCTTTGTGGTAATCTCTTCTCCTAGTTTATTGAGTTCATACTCCAGGTCTTTTAACCCCTTCACTTCGACCGTCATTCTCATGTGGCATCCTCAGGATAAGTAAGAACAAAATCACGCATCACTCTGAAAATAACGCGCTTATCTGTCTGCTCCTCTCGTGACTGCATGAAGGCTCCGCGCTGAACGGTTTGTACGGGATATGAACCAATATGACCGTGCGTGATGTTTTCCCAAGCTTTAAGCACCAAGGCCTCTAGCTTCAACGCTTTGGCATAATCATTGGGGATCTGAAAGGTAATTTGAAAACGCGATTGAACAAGGGAGGTTTTAGCGAGTCCGGTAAGCACTTTAGGGTCGCTGATGCGCTGATAAATAACCCCTTCCAACACATCGGATGGCAGCCCTAACGGATATGCCTTTAACCCCGTTAGTCTCTCCAAATCGGCTTTAATGTCAGTTTCTATCATGCTGATTGTCAGCCTCCGTCGTTATGATTAGTCGGTCTGACTGGTTTCTATCAACAGCGCGAACCGTGAAGTTGCGATTTTGATAAGTGATGATCCACCCGATATTAACGTCGCTGCGTGGTCGAATAGTGAATTGGTACGTTTCGATAACCTGCTGCTGATCGGCAGTGCGTATTTTCCGGTTAGACATCGCCTCCGCTTTTGCCCATACCTCTTTGACTTTCACCACGCTAGATTTAGGGACGCCGAACTCATCCCTCACTTCCTCGATACGCGATAACCAAATCCGCTTATTGAGTTCGCCCGCTTTCATATCACCCCCTAAATATTGATATAGCGATATGGCTCCAATAGCGCTTTAAATCCGGCAGACATACCCGTTGTTTCTCTATTTTCATAGAAATGACCCACCGCCAGCATAATGGCCAACTCAATATCCTCCGAGATCTGCAAACCATCTGGATCGGATTCAGGAATATCACCGTCATAAAGCGTTCTGTTGATGTAGTTTTCTGCCCGCTTCTTAGCCGCCAGCATATACGTGATCAGCAAGTCATCTTCTGTTGCATTGTCATCGTCAATCCGACATTGCGCTTTTAACTTCTCCAATGTAGGTAATGGCATGTTTTCACCTTAATACCTGCGACCATGACCAGATCGCAGGCACAAAAAAACCGCAATTAAGCGGCACTTGACTGGGGGGGGTTAAAGATTATTTAGTGGCTGCCTTACCGACCAGTGCCTTAATCGCTGAAGTATCTTCAAGGACACAATCGAAGCGGTGGAACGCCAAGAATGCTGTCTGGTCAAAGTCCGCAAAACGCTCAACCAAGCGGCGCAGTGTCATGTAGGTCACGCGACGCACAATAAAGCGATCAAAATCACCACAATAAATGAATTTATTTCCAGCCCCCATATCCGCAATAGCTTGGTCGATAGTGTACTGCATACCTAAAATAGTGGATGGGGCAACACCGATAATTTCAGGTAACCAAAGTGGGCGCCCCTGTGCATCTTCTAATTCAGTAATCACTTTAAGTGTACTGTCATTAAACGCTAAACGAAATTTAGCGCCGTTACGGTAAGCGGGGTCAATTGAGTGCTTAAGTGCATTAATATCTTTCCACCCGAAAGACGCTGCCGCATCGACTGTGCCTGTTACTGATGCTTCAAGCCCTTTTGGCTGTAATGGCGTACCCTTTCCCGTTCCTTTAATAAGATATTTTGCTTCACCACGCCCAATACGTTGAGCAATGCGACCTGCAAGATAAGATTGCATATCAATGCCGCTATCTTGAAGTAACTCATTAGAAACTCGGATCATTTTAGAAGAGAGCTTTTTAGCCCCTAATGTTGCTGAGCCGAACTCAACATCTTCTTCCGTGGTTTGGGTATTTTCACCCAACAGCTCACCTTCTTCCAGCATACCATCGGATGTCGACCAAATAATGTCTTGACCATTTGAGGTGTTGAGAACTTGGGCAATACTTGCAATACCGCCATAGGCTTTCATCTGCTCAACGACCTTGTTAAGCATTTGAGTTGGCACCGTGAAGCCCCCTTTTTCATCTGGCGCCACACCTTGTGCTCTCGCTTCTTGGTTTAATTCACGTAATGCTTGGCGCTCTTCCGCTGTCAGCTCACTCGCACCACAACGTAAAAAGCGATCAAATGCCGCATTACGACGCTCAACTTGTGATTTGTCAGAGCCATCAGGCGGGTTATTTCGCTGCTCTTGTTCATTTTCATCAACAAATGACTGGTCTAATGAGCGAAGCTGCTCTTCACGTTCAATCTGAGCCTCCAAGTTTTCAAGCTCTGTTTTCGCTTTATTCCACTCGGTACGCTGTTCATCCGTCATCACACCTTCACCCACTTTTTCGTGAATAGCGCGCATGTCGACAGCGATGGTGTTACGTTTCTGTTTTAATTCATGAAGCTTCATAGTTATAGTATTACCTTATGCATTGAGTAAAGTTAAAATGCGCTCACGCGCTAATTTTTGATTAACCGCTTTTTGCAGATCACCGCCGTTTCGCGCTTCCTTCCAAGCTTCCATCGAACGTACTGCGGCACCAGCATCTTGATAAGCTGGATAAGTCACTGGGCTCACATCGAATAAGCGCGAGAATTTGTGAATTTCACGAATAATCACGCCTTCATCATCTTGATACCAATCTTCACCGTCTCGGGCGACACGAAAGGCAAAAGAACTTTGGTTGATATCGCCACGCTGCATCGGTGCTAGCACTAAATCGCGGATAGTTTGGGTACCAGGAGCCGTGATGTCATAGACCAATCCACGCTCATTCACACTTAAAGACAGTGTTCCTGCCGCTGTTCTCCCAAGAATATAGTTAGGATCATGGTTGAATAATCCGCGAACATCATCATTAAGCACGTCATCAAACGCCCCCGGCTTAATGATTTCTTTAAATCCATACATCAACTCAGAACGGGAGTCGAAAACAGAGCCCAGCCCGATAATATGGGTTGCTTGATTCTCATCTCCGGGTTCAGCTCTTACCTCCCCCATATAGCAGCGAGTTTCTTGATTACTGCTCATCATTATCTCCTTTGGGTTTTTCTGTTTGACTTCCCACAGGCTGAGCAGCGTTAACACTGACTAACATTTCGTCCAGCCCATCAACTGGGTTCATATCTTCAAAAGCACGCACTTCATTTCGACTCATCCAACCATCAGTAATGGCATAATGATAAAATTGCGCGCGCTCTTTCGCGGTACCACGTAATAAACCTGCCAAATTAAAGCGAGCATAAAACCCTGCCACTCTTTCTTGTCTTGTGAACAAGCGTCGATTAAGCTCCTGCTCCCAATTAACCACCCACGGCATGATGGTATGGCGAACAAACTGAATGGATTGCTCAGAAATATTAGAGTAAGTCGCCTTTTCAAGGTCATTAATCATGTGAGCAGGAACGTTAAAGATCCCCGCAATCATAGAGCGGTTTAATTTCAACATATCGATAAGCTGAGCATCGACAGGGGAAACGGTTAACGCTTTGTAGTCTAGATCTGCGGGGATAAGCATAGTTTTATTCTCCTGACTACGGAGTGCGGCACTTGCCTTTTGCCACATATCTTTTATACGCGCCCAGCCGTCTTTATTTAGCTCACCTTTAACAGACAAAATACCAGCCGGTCTTGCATTTCCTCCGAAAAAAGAGCTGGTGTATTTCTGTCCGCTCATTCCCATGCCGATAGTTTCAGCATGCTGGGCAATAGGGCTTAACCCCATGCGTTGGTTATTGCCCAGAGCACGAATGTGGATCATGTCATCAGGACTGATGGCAAAATTACCGAGTTCATTGTAAACACCGTAGGTATAACGCCCGCCTGTATTCAATAGGGTTGTTTCCCACGGCATACATGCCTCGAGATTGGTCACTTCCCCTTTGCGGTTACGTACGACCTGCGTGTAACCATTTCCCCAGCCTAAAATGTGTCGATGTTTCGTTTCTCGCCATTTATAGCTGGTTTGCCACTCATTAGGTTCATCGTGAACAAGATGAAATAAGGAATGGTCACGCGCTGTTTCAACTTTATTGCCCGATTTACGCATAATATGTAATGGCATTTGAGCAATAGATGAAGAAAGCACGTAAATACACGCATACACTGCGGCAAGCTTCATCGATGTTTCAGGGCTAACATGTACATCAGCAGTGAAAATTCCATCGGTATCAATGGAATCTGAGGTAATAGGTACTGATGGATTTTCAATGCTTGTCAGTTCATCATTACGAAATAACGCATTAAGAAGCACGTTTCCCCCTCATTGCCGCCACTAATGCATAAACCACCAGCACGGAACCGCCGATCATTAATGTATTGGGGAGCCCATAATTTAGATAACAGCCTGCCATCACCGCACTGAAACCAGCCAATGCAGTGATATCAAGAAATAAGTTTTTCATAGGAATAGTAGATCTTCGTCAGGGTTAAGTGAGGAAAGAAAATCGCTATCTTCATGAAGCATAGCTCGCCCAATTGCCATAATTAACGCTACCGCACCGTCAATTTTGTTTTCATTTTGCTCTTTGATGGGTCTAACAACATCATCATTGCCCGGCAAAAACTTACCCACCACATTCCCCATACACCACGTCATAATTGGATTTCCATCATGGTGAAAACGCCCTGAGACAATAGCTGCTTCAAGCTCTTTCATGGGGTCTGACATGTTTGTGTAATTTTGAACAATGGTGATAGGGTTTAATCCCTCATCCGCTAATTGGTGAGATAAATTAGTTGCACCGTGTGGGTCAATTGGACTTTCATCAATCGGATTATTCAAGTTATCTGCTTTGGCATCCTCCAAAATAACGCGATAATCAATTTCAGCACCATCGGTTAGTTTTAAGTGCTTAGTTTCAACCCACTTTCTGAATCGTTCTGCAGTTCGTTGATTTTCAATATCAGCGCCAAAAACCGCATCATAGGGAACATAAAAACTGGGTGCTATACAGTAATAATGCCGTTTTCCGTCAATTTCACGCGTAAATAACTTAACTCGGGAGTTCATATCCAGTTTTCTGGCCAAGTCGAGCGATTGAACACACGATTGCCCTTCAAACATTTCCAATGTCAGTGTTTTATCTTCGCATTCTCGCCAACTCAGCATGTTGAAATACGCTGAACGCGCTGAAACCCAAATGTTTAGGTGCTTAGTTTTGAAGATGCTGGCAAGTCGAGGGTTATTTTTCGCTCTATTTTGTTGGCTAATGAGGAATTCACTGTAGACTGAAACCCCCATATTCGGGTTAGCCTTCTTCAGCGTATTAGGATCTGTCCAATCATCCCCTTCATCAACTGTATAAATAACGCCAAATAATTCATCATTAGGTACCGTACCATTCAGCATTTCAATCACTTCACGCCGCTTATCGTAACAAGGTCCCTCGATATTATACCCAGCCGTAGTAATCGCCCACATTAACGGCTGACGTCTAGCCCCCATCCCAGTAAGCATAGTTGTGTAGAGTGAATCAGTATCATGCTCATGATATTCATCCACAATCGCGCAGTGGGGTGATTGACCATCCCCCGGATCGCCGATAAGCGGCTCAAATCGTGCACCGTCTTCAGGGCGGTTCATATTTTTGGCGTTAACCTCAATCCCAAAAGCCTCTGTAAGTAACGGTGTGCGTTTGCACATTAGCTTTGCAGGTCTGAATACTTCCCATGCTTGCTTTTCCGTTGTCGCGCCAGAGTAAACCTCTGCGCCAAACTCGTTATCACAAGTAAAGCAATACAATGCCACACCTGCTGAAATAGCGGACTTACCATTTTTACGGGGTATTTCGGTATAAACTTCACGGAAACGCCTAAGCTTCGTCCCTTTTTGTACCCAGCCAAATGCACAGCATACGATAAATAATTGCCATGACTCCAATGTGATAGGCATTCGCTTAAATGCCCATTCCCCTTTTGTATGAGGTAATAGCTGAATAAACTTAGCGGCTTGCTCAGCTAAGTCTTTATCAAATCGATAACGAAATTTACGCCCTTTCTCCTGGGCAATATCATCAATATGTCGCTGGCAGGCATCAATGACATACTGACACGCCACAATCTTGCCACGCACTACATCACGCGCATATTGATTTGCCGCATTGACGTTCGGGTAAGATTTACGGCTCATGATGAAATAATCCTCATAAAGGGGTTATCTTGCTTTTTCTGACCAGCCATACCAATTAATCGTTGGCGACTACTTGGATCTAAACCCAGCATTGCACCAGTGCGATCCATTTCACTCTCTTGTTCTTTCTTCGTTGTTAAATCGGGATTTTTAATTGGCCCACCCGTTGCACCAATTAAGCGAGTTCCATCTCGCATGATCGCAACCACTGCATTGCGCCAAATGTGGTAGGCAACGCACCAACGTTCAAGTACGGCTAAATCGGTAATACATAAAATACCCTGACCACAAAGCTCCTTGATCGTGATTTCCCACATAACAACAGCAAGTTCTAATTCGTTTTCTGTAAACCAATCTGGCGGCGACACGCCTTTTAGTGGTGTGAATGCCGGCTCATCTTTGTTGAGTGCTCTTTTGCCCGGATTACCAGCCAACTCTTTTCTGGCTGTAGGCTTCGGGCGGCGACCAGACTTGCCCGGAGTGCCAGCCATAACAAAACCTCCAATAAAGCATTAATAGTCATCGATACCCGGCAAATAAATTTGAGCCTCAGAAGCAATTCGCTCTCTAGCGGTGAGCAATAATTGCTTTCTTCCACCAGATCCCCAATTCGCCATTGTTCTTGCGCATCCACTAACATTTTTAGTTTCAGCATCAATGATGTAATCCAGCTTGTTTAAGCGAGTCATAACATCCAGACCTTTCCTCATTAAAAGCTGAAATGTCTCATATACTCGTATTTCAAATATTGGGTTTAACCAAGCCGCATATCTGATAGCAATTAATTCCAATCCCCAAGATCCTTTACTTGCTCCTGTTTTGATTGTTTCCACTGATGCGATTTTCTTCGCATCACTTAATGCCTTTACAAACCGTCTTATTTGCTTGGATTTTAAAAACTCTCCTGGTCTTTGTGATTCTGTTGCTTTTCCATCTGCTACTGCAGCGGCATGTAGATCATTTAAATTGTACCGCCCAGCACTATCAACTCTCACTGAGACACCGTTAACATTCACGTTTGGGTATTTCATAATGTTTACCTTACTTAGCAATGAACCTTGCTGCATAGGAGATCAGCCCATCGAAGCAACATCAGCTATAACTGATCACCTCAAGGCTCATTCCTAAGTACAGGTTCGATGTTTAAAAATAACGATGCATGCAGTGCACCAAATGACGGGTATAAAAAAGCCCCGCTATTGCGAGGCTGCTGATTTCTAATGCATAAATATTGCTAAACAATCTACCAGTTTTAATTTCATTTTTCGCGGGTATAAAAATTGACTTAAGGCGGCGGTACTTTAGGGCGAGAGTGGTAGGGATTTGACCCGCCCCTCCCCCTTGTGAGTTGCACTCGTATAGCGGCTATCTTCTGGTTCGTTCGCTTGCTGTCTTACTTCTATGGCATGGCCAGCACAGCGATTGCAGGTTGTTATCATCATCGGTACCACCATGCGCCTTGGGTTTGATGTGGTCCACTGTCTTGGCTTCAGTTGGTCTACCTGACTTCAAACACTCTTGGCATAGATGTTTATCACGATGCAAAACGCGAGCACGTATCTTGTCCCACTTGGAGCCATAACCGCGCTCATGGCGACTCTTACCTTGCTGGTGGCTTTCCCATCCTGTATTCATGTGCTCTTGACAGTAGCCACTACGGTCGGTGGTTGTTTTACTGCATCCATGCTTACGGCATGCACGAGGTATGCGCGGAGGCATATCAGACTCCATTTGCATTACTACGCGCAACATAAATCAAAGATTTCTCGACAGCTTTCTTCAAAGCAATAATGAGTGCCTCATCCTCTGCTTTTTTTACTCGCGCTACCTCTTCGAGTTCTTGCTTGATCAGGTGGGTAATATCTGCAGCCTTCAATGAGGCTCCATTGAAATATGCCTGACCATTATCGATATTGATGTAGTGAGTAACAAAACCACCGCTTGCTGGTTTCTTTATACCTACATTAACCATCAGACCGCTAATTCGTCTTAGTTGTGCTTCTAGCTTATCCAGCTCAGTAGTATCAACTGATACCTTGATACTTAACTCAGTGACTTCTTTTTTATCTGACATAACTTTCTCCACAAATGAAAAAGCCATCAGTGATTAGCTGATGGCTATGAATATTTTATTTAAGTATACTCACAATGCTTCATAATAAATTTCTTTACTTACTTTTTTAAATTTAATTAAGGGCATTAAAATGCAAAGAAAAATCATTATTGCTGCGTTCGTTGCGCTACTTACTCCTGTTTTTGCAAATGCTTCATGCGAAGCTGTTGTTGAAGAGATTACGCAAAAAATCATTAACAATGGTGTGCCTGAAGAGAGCTTTACCATTACTGTCGTTTCAAATGAAGAAGCAGCTTCACAACAAGGTGCTGTTGTGGGTAACTGTTCTAATGAAACACAGAAAATTATTTATACAAAAAAATAATCCCTGCCACACAGAGGGCTTGTAGCTAAGCCCTCTCGCAATTATTCTAGTAGCAGAACGCCATGCTCATCAGAACCTGAATAAGCAATCAGACCTTCATATTGGATTAAGAAATAAATAGTGATACCATCTTATCGCCGGTCAAGGATGACTGGACCTACAATAATTATGAGTTTCTCTTGAATACTCCCCTTTTAATAGAAGGGGATTTTTTTTATCACTTCTGAATATATTCATACAACTCTTCACAGAATTGTTCTGTTTGTACGTAGATTTATTATATTAACTTGCTAATTTAAAATTACTTACTATGCTTTGCATGGATATCATATTAAATGTTAATACTGTTTTTTTTAGCCCAAATCTCTGTGGGCTATTTTTTGCCTATTAAAAAGCCCCTAATTGGAAGCTCATATTTGTAATATCCGCTTGAGATTGCTACCTTTTAAGGTTGTAGTCTTTCATGGTTAACGTATAGTGACGTTACTATCCCATCAGATGCCGCAACCATCTTTTGAAAATTAAATTCAGAAATAACTATTGTTTCAATCATAACGTCTCTTCTTATATAAAATGAACCTGTTAGCACAGAAAAGCTCCCAAAAAAGCTAACTATAGCGGTAGTTCTTAGGAGCACTTCCTGTAGGGTTTTGATGTTTTAAATGTACTCGCCGTGCACTGGGGTAAATGCGTACTAACGATTACAAACTTTGAATAAAAATAACCTTATTTTACCTTTGCTTTCGTTGCATGACTTTAGAATCTGTATATTGACTTAATAGCAATTAGTTTTTCATAGATATTCCGATCCTTTCAGCCTCTAACCCCTAGAGGCTATTTTTTTGCAATTAAAAATCCCCGCATTTAGCGAGGCTCAGATTTGTAACATCCACTTGAGATTACTACCTTTTTAATGTTGTGATCATTCACGATTAACGTATAGTGACGTTACATTCATGAACTATTATTCTCTACTTTGCCCCGATATCTGGGGCGTTTCTTTGTTGTTCAATTTCCCGTATTGCTTTCCTGTTAAAAATATATTTAACTAATAGTTAAATTTTTCATTGCATAAGAGAGCAGTATCAATATATATGTATAATAATCCCATTACTCTCTTACTCATACTTATCCCTATCCTTGCCTGCATCCTATTCATTATTGCTCAAGATAAAAAACAACCAGATATCATGACACTTTTTTTGAAGTTCTCTATCTACTTGTTAAGCACTCTTACCTTCATAAATTTAATTTTTTTTGCAAGAGCATTTACTGGTTGGTATTAATGTAAATACTCCGTTCTAATATAATTTTGAGTTATTTCTAGTCGCTTCAATTTCTCGAATGGCTCTTAGTTGCTCATTGGCTTTATCTAGCGCTGCTAGTAGTGAATCAATCCATAGCACCGCTTGGCAATAAGTTAAGGTGCTGGTGGTAGAGGTACTAGCACTGGTTCGGTTAGTGTTTTGGGGATCGGCGTACATTGCCCGTAATTCGTGGGTGTGCTTGAGCAACCCATCAGCAATAGGCTGAGGCACAGGCAAATCACAAGTAAGCTCTTTTTTGAGTATTTCACGGTATTCAATGACTTTCTCCTGTGACTTAACATCAGCTTTGATGCCATTGCGATAAGCTGTTGTCGCTATTTGATTGAATCGGTTGAATTGAAGTGACTGAGTAACAATGACTTTGCTTTTGTTGATGTTATCTGCTTTAAGCAGTGAGTTGTTTTCATATTCAGTAACCGCCCACCAACCTACAATAATGAGCATTAAAAAAAGCCAAAACGAGTTATCTATCTTCATAAGTTAACCTGCCGGGCTTTGTTGTAATTGACCGCACTTTGACAGCGTTTTTCGAAACTTACCTTGTCAGTACCACCGCAGGTATTGTCTCTGAGTGCATAGATGCCAGCTGCCACAAAGACAATGAATCCAGCGAGGAAGAGGAATAAGCCGAGTCGAACTTTCCAAGACATACAGTATTTTCTATCTCTCTTCGTGTTATCAGACCTTTCCACTCTTTACCCCCTGCATATGTCCAGCGTTTTAGTTCGTTGCAAGCACCAGCGATATCACCAGCGTTTAGCTTCTTCAGCATCGTAGAACGAGCAAAAGCACCCGTGCCCACGTTATAAGCAAAGGAATAAATAGCGGCTCGGGTGTTATCGTCGATATCAACTTTAATTAAAGGGTCTACACCCTTTCTGACTTTACTGAGGTCTTTTTCAAGCAAAGCTAAACATTCTGATTCTGAGTATGTTTTGGTGGGGATAATGTCGGCGCCCGTGTGCCCAAAACATACCGTACGCACGCCAACCACATCTTTATAGGGTTTAGTTTCCACCCCCTCAAAATAAGCAATCATGCTTACCGTCAAGGCCATTAAGCCACCAGCGGTGGCAGTTTTTATTTTATTTGGTATCTTTGCCACTGTTAGCCTCTCTTAATTTGAATTCTTTCCGTTTGAAATATAAATTTGTCAGAAACGTCAACAAACCAAACATAAGGCTCCCTAGTACACCAATTGCGGCCCATTGCTCAGAAGAAAAACCATCTAGTAGCTGCTTTAGCCAATACAAGGTTCCTCCAGCTGATGTGATATAGGAAGTGCTTGTAGTTATTTTTTCCATACGCATACGCACCCCCTTCGGAGTGTCCAGTTAAAAGTTGATATGATTAGTCAATGCGATACACTGCGTTTCTTAATTGAAGAATTTGGGATAAAGAATGGCACCTATAATTTCGATGTTTTACAAAAAGGAAGCTTTTGTACTTTTATATATATCGATGCTTGGATATGGCTTAGCGCTGTCACATGAGATTGGGTACTCTATATATTTTTCTTATGACATTGAATTTATTCAAATAGATGCAAAATCAATTTATTATGGAATCGTCCAGTCGGCGGCGTTTTTTCTATTGTACCTTGCAGTTTTATGTACACTCAAGCAAACAAAAACAAGTGATAAACTTAAAATAACACAAATTATCATATACTTAGGATTGATATTTTTATTTATAACACCATGGTCCCCAAAAGTTGTATTTACTAATGTCATCTCTACATTTTTATTATTTATAACACTTTCTATTTTAATAGGCATTTATTACTTTCTGGCAAAAAAAGATGCCCTTTCTATACCTATTCTTGGTGGTATAGGGACATTGCTAATTCTTTCGCTCTCTGTTCACTTTGGTTTGATTAAAGCATCGTCTGAATCATTGTTTAATGTATTTAAGTATGAAAACTCTGAATACGTGATAATAAGAATTTACAATGGGAATGTTGTTGGAATAAAACTGGAAGGCAAAGAGCTATCAAAAACCGAGCATATTTATATCCCATCAGCTCAAGTAAAACCATTAACCCTAAGAGGAATTCATATTGAAAGCAAACCAGGGACAACTAGTTATAAAGATGATTACCCTGAATATCCAGAAAGAAGCTTAGGACGCCTAATTTATAATGCTGATAAATGATTTATCCTATATTAAGACGCCCAAACTATCCGGAATTTCCGGATAGTTCATATTGAAAAATGATTATAACTTAGTTAACTATAAATATTTTCCATATTTACTCATGATTACATCTCTATGGTTAATCATTAATACTTTAATTTTATAGTTTATTTCAGAATATATTTCTGATTTATCTCTTTTCCCTTTAGCTACAAAGCTTAAACTTTTCTTCAACTCAATAATTAAATTATTGATTGATACTACTGATTTTGCAAAATCAATTTCTGCATCTGTTGAGCTGCCCAATAAAAGAAGTAGCTTATACTTGTAAAGTTCTGCTTTTTTCTCATCTTCGGATGTAACGATATGAGGTTGCGTAATAATATTACTAGAAAATATAGTTAACTCAGATATATATTCAGCCAATATACCTCTAAAATCACTAATCCATTTTTCTTGAGCCACTAATTTGTTTTGGTACTCAGCTAATTTATAATTATTTTTTAATGCATACCAAGCGATAAGAGATGGGATTAGGGCAGAAAAGAAAGCTGCAACTACTGTCTCCCAAGAAAAAGAAGTGCTCACAACAACAGCGGGAATTTTATCCACTGCTACCGTTGTTATGTTATTAACTGATTCAACTATTTCCTTAGCATCTAATGAGCAAGGTATTCCCTTCCATTCCATCATAAGCACCAATAAAAAACCTCGACTAAACGAGGTTTGTAAAAAATTTTCTAAAATAGGATTTTATTTACAGCAGGATTGTTTCATGATGCTAAGTTTATCCATCATTTTTTGAACAGTTTGTAAACTTTCTAAGGCATCACTCTCAGTGACATTTCTGGAGAGGTCATAATCAGACCACTTTCTTTTGCTATGTTGTTGTTGCAGAACAACACCCAAAACTCTTAGATCTGATTTGTTATATGGCTCATTACCCTTCCATGAATTATTTTGTAGATATTCGGCAACGCCTTGGTGCGAAGTTGGCGGGCAATTTGTCATGGCCGCACAAACCTCGTGATACAGTCCATAATATGACCTGCCTATAGCGTTTCTATATCCTATTTCAGTACCTAATTTCACGCAGTCACATGCGAACTTAAAAAAATCACCGCCTGTTGTACTCATTGATAAATACTCTTTTTCAGTTCTTTATCTAATCCCCTAAACCAAGCTGTTGCTTTCTTCCCATCAAATAATCCTGAATCCGCAATTTCAATTGCAAGATCAATATTCATATCAGAGATAGTGTCTGGGTCATCATGTAAAATTTCACTAACATAAGCACTGTCGATACCATGAATGTCGGAGTAATAACACGTATAAACTATTGGCTGCTTATGTCTTGTTGCTACATCGCACATGATTTTTGATAAAGCGGATAATTCATTTTCGCTTAAACCTGATGAGACTCTGAATGCCCTAATGTTATCAATCCACATAGATACTCCTTCCATTTCAGGTCTCTGCTCATCACTAGACAAAGATCTTGCTCTCTCTATTAGATCAGATAGTCGAGCTTCATCTCCTATGAGATACGCTGAGCTTATTGCTAAAATTTGAAGGTCTCTATTAGTGCTATAGCATTCAGCTAAACGTAAAGATTCCGTAGCATGTAAAAAATTTTGCCCTGTTCTAGCTAAATAAGCCAGATAATTAGTCGCTAAAAATGAATGGTGATAATTTTCTAATGCTTCTTTTAGATGTTTGTTAGCTTTATCATACTCGTGATTTGCCCCATACAATAATCCTTCACAAGTTACCTCAGCAATGGGGTTAGGCAATTTTTTTATTTCATGCATCAAACGCACATATGTAAACTGGTCTATTTTATGACCGCTATTAATATGCACGCTTAATGTTTCAAGGATTTCTTGTGTTTTTTCTTGAGGAGCTGGATTCATTTTTTAATCAAAGCTTGATTTGTAATAAGGATACTTAGGTCAACTTAACCCGCATACTTAAAACTTGCAATCTGTAATTACAAACAGTAAACCCGCACCATGGCGGGTTTGAAATTCGTTTCCTGCCTTGCGTGTACAGCTTCGCGCAGCATATACGAAAACTATAACTTTATTGCTCAAAAAGTCAATAAATCATTTGTCATAATGATAGTTCCTGCCAAATTCATCACACATTGGTCGATAAAGCATAAATTCAGCCACCGATAGCCATGCATCAACTCTGCGCCTACAAGTTGATAAAGATATGTGAGGGTGCCTATCATTCATTTCATTGGCGATACAGAAATTTGATTTTTTATAAACATATCGCTCCTTCAGTACATCCAATAATCCAGCATCAGCTTTCATAACCTCACAAATAACTTTATCCATTTTGCCGCCTTCAGCATCCGAACAGAACCACATGCTACTGAGTGCTTTTTTATCCTTAAACTCTTCCAAGAACATTAATAACGTTTCTTTAGATAGCCCTGATGTGCGCATTCTCTTCATTGCATCTTTTAAGGCTTTTTTGGTAATTGTTGGCTCTTCTAATAACTGGTTAAACATGCCTGCTGCATCTGGTACTTTGCTAAATGCTGCCCACCTTCCCCACATTTTTAAACGCCCACGGATCCACACGCTTTCCAGTGTACGCAATTTTAAATGTTCTTCGCCTTTACCTGTTGTTAATGGATAAATCACTTAATACCTCTTTAGCAGACCGCACTCTGCATTAACCAAATACGCCTAGACCGATTGAACGGTCGAGGAATTTAAATAACAAAACTAACTGGCTACCGTTTTCTTGTTCCCACCCTTTCGGATCCTTATGCAACTCGCTGTGGTGAACTCGACACAGTGGGATAGTGAACAAGTCATGGGCTTTTGTGCCTATGCCACCCTGCCCGTAGCCGATAATATGATGAGCATCGTCAGCTGTGGCGCCACAAACACAACACGGCTGTGATTTAACCCATTGCAGATATTTCACACTCTCCCAGCGCTGAAACTTCGGTAATTTCATAAAGCTTGCTGGTGGCTCAGCGTCTATGGTTAAATTTAATACAGGTTTTGATGCCTGTTCATCACTTACATCGTCGCTGAAGTTATGTTGGGAAGGAGAGATTAACCCCGAGGGTTGATGCTTTAATTCATCAGGTAATGTCGTGATCAGCATTCTGCCACTAAACATACCTAGGCTCGCTCCTGGTTTAAACATCACTGCCTTCACTTCTGGAATGATGATGGGAGTTAATATCCATTGATAAATCATGCTGATTTTCCCTCCTCAGTATTAAGAGGGTGTATTTCAATTTCAAACCGACCACCCTTGACTACTTCACACCACCATATATCTGCGTGTCTAACCTGCTTGTCATCTTTCCATACGTTCGCATAAGTAAGAGCATCAAATGGAGCTTTTAAAAAATTATCTATGTCTCTTCTGTGATTAGTTGGAGGGTACATCTTCACAATGACTGATACGTCTTCTTCTATTGCCACAGGTCTTTTACGTAATTGCTGATACACCGCTGCTATTGCATTTGCCCGGAACGCACGCCCTTTTGCACTGATCAGGGTTTTACCGTTGATATTCCGCCAGCAAGCGTTAACACTTGGCGGAAATGGTAATGTTAGAGTTATAGATCCAGACATATTTGCCCCCCACCAGAAACTATGGAGAATGACCTACCATTTGCATTTAAATACTTACCCCAATGCGCTTTACGGATGATTTCAGCTTGTTCAATAGTAAAGCTCGCCTCACGCAAGCCACCTTTATGGCGTCGCACCATAAAGCCTTTCGCATATAGCGGTTGGCAAATAGGGCAATAGTCGACAGTGTCCATAAACCCTGCTGAACCGCAGAAAAAGATATTGCTTTGCCATGTCGCGCACTCTCGGCACATTGGTGCATCGCAGGTGTGATTTTTTCTTAGCGTGATGATGTTCCCATTTTCATCTTCCTCTGCATCAAAACCCAAAAGAAAATCACATAGTAAGGTTGCTTTGCCGCCACAGAACATGCATTTGTTGCTAGCCATTTGATACCACCTTATTCCAGATTCTTACGGCTTCTAGCTTGTCATTTATCGCTGGACCGTTAGTGCCACAACCGTGGCAATAAACATAAAACCAAGTGCGATACTCAAGCGTTTCTATGTGCAGATCCTCGCTACCACATTTGCACTGGTGAATTTCAGGCATCTTGTCTTTCATGCTCTAACTCCCGCAAGCAAGGCATCAAAGCGTTTTACTAAAGCCAGCAAAAATTCATCATCATTCACTGGGGTGTTTATATCCGCCTTTAGCTGATCCAATATCTGCTCGCTATTGCCTGATACTCGATACAAATCATTTTCACATTGATAAATAAGACCGTATTTCAGCAAAGATTTAATTCGCGTAGTTGCCCCTGAACGGCCGTTCATACCCATTTCGATAAAGAGATCATCACGATTAAATGCTCTATCTTTAAAAATCGTTATAACTTCTCGATACTGTCTAATCTGTCTAATCTGTCTAATCTGTCTAATCTGTCTAGGGATCATGCTGCTTCTCCATTTAGTGAAGACTCACCAATCTCAATGAGACGATGTTTTGATACGTGCGTAACCCTAGCCTGTGGTTGTAAATATGGACGCCAAATAAGAAACATTGACCCCTTGCTATTCCCTTTCTTCTCCTTTCCCGTCCTTGGGTCGATGAAGTTAATGCGCCCATCGACTATTAAACGAATTTCATCAACGCTTTTTAGTGCTAATGAATACCAGGATGTTGATTGGTCGGCTGGCACCAACATGACAACGGCTTTGTTTTGCTTAATGCATTGTTCAGCAGCTTTTTCTATCCACGGCTTAGGGTTGCTGTAAGGAGGGTTACACCAAATAGCCCCATGACTAACCCAATCACTTTTTAATGCATCGTGCTCTATCGTTAAAAAATAGGGTCACAAGGCATTTTGTTCATTTGCTGCAACATCTAACCAAAAACCAAATTCCAGCGTTAAAGCTTCAAATAGCCATTGTGGCGTTTGCCAGCAGTCTTTATCTTCGGGTGCGGTATTACTTGAATAAATAGCCATCAGATAGCACCTCGCTGCTGGTGGGCTTTTGCGAACATACGAATCCGCTTATAACGCTGCTGAACATTGAAATGTTCTGATACCGAATTTAAATGATTGAATTTTCTGCATGCGACTAATGCACTTCGAGAATCATTCCAACACCCACGCAACTCGCGAATAGCCAGCCAGCGGCGCAGCTGATGCAGCATGGCGACAATGCCAAAAACGTTAGTACCGTAGATTTTTTTAGCTTCACTGCGCATCATGCCCCACCTCTCTCGCTGCTTGTTCCGCTGCCTGTTGCCAAATACCCGCCCATGCCTTGCGTCCAACAAAGTCAGTCATACGACGAACACCAGATTTACCCGCCAACTCACTTGCGATTTCTTCGATACGATTTTGTGGTTTTGAACGGGAACCGATGATGCGAGTGAATGCCTCGTCACGCTCAACTTGGTCAATGGAAACCTTTTGCTCACCCGCTAAACGAAGGGTTAAATCATCCCACTGAGTGCGCAGTGTTTTCGGGCATTGAACATTCTTTTTCCAGAATGCATCTTGGCTAACGCGTTTGTAGAATTGGCAAATCTCTTTGTGGGTTCGACCGTCTTGGCTCACCATCAGGCGAACATCGTTAGCCCACTCTGTGAAATTTGGCTCTTTCGGCTCTTGCAGCCCAAGCTCTTTGAAAACTTCACACTTGCGGCTAAACAACCATTCAGCACACTTGAGGTCATCCGCAGATCCCCATTTCTGGAAGTTAGGACTGTAAATCACCGCCTCTGGGTAACGATTTAAAAAATCAATTTTAGGCTTGTCGCTGGATTCGCTAGAATTCTGCGACGAAGAGTTAGTTACTGATGGATCTTGTTTTGAAGTTACTGACGGATCGCCCCCAGATTCTGACGGGTCAAAACGATTATTTTTGCTCGATTCTGACGGGACGGATTTTGATGCGACAGATTTTGACGTGTCAGGATTTGACGTATCAGATTCTGCTGGTTGAGGTAATGCAGATCTCGCTGCTGAAGCTAATTTATCAACATTAAGCTGATAGATATTGCTCGCATTACGGTTACCTTTGCGACGCTTTTCTCTCGATAACCAACCATCTTTTTCTAAATCTTTGATGGCGGTACGTACAGTGCTTTCACCCGCACCGATTTGGCGGGCAATCGTTGGTACCGATGGCCAGCACACGCCCTCATCGTTTGAGAAGTCTGCGAGACGAGCCATGATAGCAACTGAGGTTATCTTCAAACCTGCTGGCGCACAGCCATCCCAAACATAACTTGATAGTTTTACGCTCATACTTGCTACCTACTCGACTCTTGTGAATTCATCTTTAAATTTGTACAAAGGGGCGAAGCATTCATGTTCATAGCCGTCACGCAGGTATATGACCCACTGCTTTTCTCGCTCATAACGTATGACGCGAACACGAATACCACGCTTATCCAGATACACCCGATTAAGATTATTTGGGTTTTCATTAGACATGCGCCTCGCCTTTGCTATTGAAATAAAAGTTAGCCCAGTCGTTTCTCAACTCAGCGATATCTACCAATTGCTGCTCAGTCTGGTAGTTGCCAGAAGCATCTGCTGAAGTTATGATTTCTACATATTGAAACGGACCACTTTTAGAAGCTGGTAAGCAGCGGAATTGCTTTTTAGCTCTGATTTGGTTTAAACTGCTCATGCTAATTACTCCACAAATGTTTTTAGCAACCGACGCCTCGGACCGCATATCTGGGGCGTCACCCTTCCTTATGTAATTTGATGAATGCATATACCGCCGTTACCCCGCTTGACATCGCTTTGTTTAATAATTTGATAATGTGATTTTCTTCACCGTTATCTACTCGCCCATCTTCTAGCGACTTATCCATGAATACCGCCAACTCACCGCGCTTTCCTGCGGCTCTAGACATTAATCTGTATAATTCAGGTTCATCCAGATCCTCTGGGTTTACTTTTTCAACAACCAATAAATTCCGTCTCGTTGCGCAGAACTCAGTAAAATGATGGGTATCTGATAAGTCTTCCATTGCAAATAATTCGTCCAACTCAAAAAATCGACAGCCGTTTTTCTCATACAGCTTGTTGTTGAACGTTGTTTCAGAAATACCCAAAGCACCCGCCATCGCTGAACGACCACCCGGGAATGCCTTACACATCTCTTTCACGACTTCTTTTAGTGTTTGTTTGCACATATCTACAATTCCGTTGTTTTGTTGGTAGTTAACTCTGTTAGTTTGTTTTGGTACTGTTTGGTAAACCATCAAGCTCATTTGGATAGAGGTCCGGTCTAAGCTGGTGTGGAGAAATTTCCCATCCACCCATTTTGCAGAGTTGAATTACACGCTCCGCGGGAACTTTGTTGTTTTTAATCCAATTAAAAACCGATTGAGGTGAATTAAAGCCGAATAAACGCGAGACGGAAGATGGGACACCAACGGCTCTAATTGCTCTCTCTGTAATATTTTCTTTATTCATTTTTCTTCTCCGATTAAGAATAGAATAAATACTACTTAAAGTAGAGATAATAAGCAACTTAAAATAGAAATGACAATACTTAAAGTGCGAGATAGACTTCTACTTATGGTAGAAAATACAAAATACAGTGATTTCGCTAAGAGACTTACTGAGCGCATGAGAGATGCTGGTGTTGATGTTAAACAGCTGTCTGAAAATGTCGGTGTTTCCTATGAAATGGCTCGACGTTATACGCTTGGAACTGCAAAGCCCAGAGATGACAAAATGGAACAAGTAGCAAACACGGTGCATTCCACGCCAGTTTATCTCGACTATGGCGTTGATATATATGGAAGCTTTGGCGAAGAACAAGAAAGAGACACGGTAACAGTGAGGCAAATCGAAGCATTTGCATCTGCTGGAAGTGGTTACATCAATAACCCCTTCCCTGAGATAATCCGATCTATAGAAATTCCTAAAGAAAGGGTTTATGAGCTTTTCGGTAGAAATAGTCTTGATGGTGTTGTAATTATAAATGCTGATGGTGATAGCATGTCGCCAACACTGAACCCTAAAGACTTACTCTTTATAGATACCAAAATTGAGCAATTTACAGGCGATGGTATTTATGTTTTTAACTTTGAAGGGTCTACATTTATAAAGAGATTACAAAGAGTTAAAGGCAGAAAGCTAGCTGTTATGTCTGATAATGAATTTTACCCACCCTTCTATATTGAAGACCATGAAATGCATGAATTATATTTTCATGGAAAATTAATTCGAAGCTTGCCTATGTCGTTAAAACAATTCGCATAATTCAATAAGCCAGCAATAGCTGGTTTTATTTTGCATTTATTTTCTACTTTTAGTTGTTGACTTTATCTACTTTTAGTTGCATTCTTATTTCACACAAGGAATAGGAGGGAACTTATGCAGTCTAATTCAAGCACACCAATCGTTACTTTTAACAACCCAATGTCCACAGATGAAATTCATGCGTGGATTTTGGAGAAAGCTGCTGCACTTAAAAAACTTGAAAGCCTTAACGCTACCTACGCAGAACTCAAAGAAAAGCTAGTAAGAATCGAAGATGATATTTACGAGCAAACTGAGATCTGCAATGCAGGTCTAGGCCTACCAGCAACCAACTAATCAACTATGTGGAGTAATTAGTGGAATGCTTATTTTAACCCGTCGTGCAGGTGAAACCGTTGTTATTGGTGATGATGTCAAAGTCACTGTTTTGGGAATCAAAGGATGCCAAGTGCGGATTGGTATCGAAGCACCAAAAGATACAAGTATTCACCGCGAAGAAATTTATCTTCGGATCCAAGCTGAAAATAATAATGCCGTTGCTAGTTAGTAATTATTGATAATTTTTGGCGGTGCCATGCCGCCTCTTTTTTCTAAATATAAATAAGACCATTGGCGTCAGTCCATACGGGTAAATATGTGCTTAATTACTGTCAGTGGTCTTATTTATATTGTGGAGTTAATTACAAATTAATGAGGGTTATCTCATGAGCGTTTTTAATGTAAAAAGCTTAGTTATATATCGCCTTACTCGTGATATTGATTTAAGTAATATTGAAGAACAGTTATCACATTTAAAATACGAGCCTTGTGGTTCTCTGGACATGTCGCGATTTGGTTTTATTCCACCACTAGGCATCGGTAAATCGGATTGCTTAACTCATCGAGTTAACAACCAAATGTTAATCTCTCTTTTTAAAGAAGAAAAAATATTACCAACGCCAGTTATTAATGATGCATTAAATAAAAAGGTGAGAAAATTAGAAGCGGATCAAGGTAGGACGCTAAAGAAAACCGAGCGTCAAGCCATTAAAGATGAAGTGATTCACGAGTTACTACCTCGCGCGTTCTCTAAATATGCCCGCTTCGATGTATGGGTGAATATTGCTGATGGTTTTATTGCTGCGCTAGTTTCGTCTCCACGGCGCGCAGAGGATTGTTTCGCAATGATCCGTAAATCCATTGGCTCTTTGCCCGTTGTTCCATTAACAGTACAAGACCCAATTGAGTTAACACTAACTGAATGGGTTAGAAGTGGGCAATTACCAAAAGGCTTTGTGTTTGGTGAGCAATCAGAAATGAAAGCCATTCTTGAAGAAGGTGGAATTGCTAAATATTCAAAACAAGATTTAGTCTCTGATGAAATTCAGTCAAATATTGAAGCAGGTAAGCTGGTAACTAAATTATCATTGAACTATGAGGACAGAATCACCTTCTGTATTAATGATAGTTTTATTCTTTCCAAAATTAAATTTGATTCTGCATTTTTAGAAAATAATGATGATATTGGAATGGAAGATTACAACCAACGCTTTGATGCTGATTTTTTCTTAATTGTTTCAGAGCTAAACGTTTTAATAAAAACATTAATTGATTCACTTGGCAAAGAAGCCAAACTTTAAACAATTTATCCAACACCTAGGAATTTAATTCTCTTTATTAAGAGACGGACTCTTATTATCTAAATTTTATGGAGTATTAATTATGCCAAATCATGTCACTAATGAATTAATCATGACATCAGGAAATGCAAAAGAAAAGCTGCATGTACTTAATAGTATCATCAACAATGACGGTATCTTTGATTTTAATAAATTAATAAAAATGCCAAAAACGTTAAATATCACTTCCGGGTCTCATACTGAAATGATGGCGGCAGCTATAAGAGAAAACGACAAAGGCGTTCTTGAGCGATTTAAAAAACAACTGGGCCCTAAACGGTATAAAAAATTAGCCAATGAAGCCAAGCAATCAATCAAGAACAAAGCACTATATGGTCATGCCACTTGGTATAGCTGGCGTATCTCGAATTGGGGTACAAAATGGGGAGCGTACGATGTACTGATGCCAGTAAGACCAAGAAGTAAAAAAGTAAAATATGGGCATCGCCATACTCCAACACATGTCAAATGCTACGAAAAACGTATTTATAAAAAACGATTAAAAAGACATATAGCCAATGGCGGTGAGCTGATAATTAGGTTTGATACGGCATGGTCTACACCTGAGCAAATTTATGCAGCACTTGGAAATAAGTTTAGCCAGCATAGCTTTACTGTTCGATTTGCTGATGAAGACTTAGGTAGTAATTGCGGGACATTCGATATTGTTAATGGGGATCTGGTTAACATTAATATAGCTAAATCTTATAGAGAGCAATCTGAATCTGAAAAGTTACATTGGCGAAAATTTGCTTTTCATTTATGCCATCCAGAATTATCACCTAGTGATTATGGTATGGATGAAAACTATCAATATACAGATGATGAGTAGAAGGTGTAATTATGCAAATTAACCAAATTGGATTAATTTCCGCTATTTCAACTGAGCTGGAAAACCAAATATCCGGCATCCCTGCCGAACCTCGTTATATGAATGCCATTATTAATGCTGCTAATTTGATTTGTGATGAATTCAAAAAGCCTATTGTCAAAGCATCCAGCGGCATGGGTCTTACTGCTTGGTTGGCGAGTGATGATACTGGAGCCAGTTCAAAATACATGGCTTCTATTCTTTCAGGTCAGTTTAGTGTTTCTCATAACTATCCTTGGGATCCGTCTGATTTGGGGCGCTGCATTCGATTACTGGAAGCGGTGCCTGAGTTAGAAAGTGAATTACACAAAATGAAAGCCTGTTCACCGCAATGGGCTGCCGTAGTGGATAACTGGGATAAATGGAAGGGGCTTCATAAAGCAGGTGAAGGTAAAAAGCTTTATCAAGAAATGAAGTCTACCTATAACTCGATTGAAGCAAACAAAGGTATTTAATTATGTCTATCAAACCTGAATTTGATGCCGATCTGGAACTGGAAGAGATACATGAAAATCGTGCATCCGGGAAAGTTTATTCTGATAAAAAAAGACGCTTTCCTAATGGGTATCGAATTACAACATCTCCGGTAATCAATATCGATACTTATCTTGCTGATGGATATATCCAGACAGTTAATTCAGTTTACAGAATTGTTGTGTGAGGTTAAATCGTACCGAGTATTTGTGGTTGAATTTTTAGTCTGCATGCGGGCAGATATGTGGAGGTAATTATGTCTAGAATGGTATCTCTAGAAGCATGGGCAAAACTGGAATTCGGTGATGATGCGCCCAGCAAGCAAGTGTTATTAAAGTATGCGAAAGCGAACATGATGGTACCACCAGCCTTAAAAGTTGGTAAGAAATGGATGGTAGATCGTGATTCCCGCTGGGTGGGTATTGTTTCCAAACCTCAATTACCGAATTGCTCAAACGATAAACTTCAAAGGATATTATCTGATGGCAGCTAGACCCCGCGCTCATAAAATCACTATTCCAAATTTGTATCGGAAATTAGATAAACGAAACGGAAAGGTTTATTGGCAATATAAACACCCGTTAACAGGTAGGTTTCATAGCCTCGGCACGGACGCCGAGGAAGCCGAGCAAGTAGCCGCTCAAGCAAATGTGGTTATAGCTGAACAGCAAACAAAACAAATACTCAGTATCAATGACAGGCTTTCAAATATTAAAAATAAGAAAATTGGCATTAGCGTGTCCAATTGGATTGATAAATATTTAGAAATACAGCAAGAACGAATGGACCAAGGAGAGTTAAAGCTAAACTCATATAAGCAAAAAATTAAGCCGCTAAATCTATTTAAGCAACACTGCGGGATGATGTCCTTAAAAGATATAACTGCGCTTGAAGTCGTTAAAATAACAGACGAAGTAAAGGCGCTCGGGCATAACCGAATGGCTCAAGTAGTCAGATCCGTGATTGTTGATGTGTTTAAAGAGGCTCAGCATGTTGGCCATGTTCCACCAGGATATAACCCTGCTCTTGCAACCAAGAAACCTAGAAGCAAAGTGAAGCGAGAGCGCTTATCGCTGGATGAATGGAAAGCTATCTATCAGCAAGCAGCTATGCACCCTCATTACTTACAGCATGGGATGCTATTAGCTCTAATTACAGGGCAGCGCCTTGGTGATATCACAAAAATGAAATTCTCGGATGTTTGGGATGGAATGTTGCACATTGAGCAAGAAAAAACAGGGACGAAAATTGCCATCCCATTAACGCTGAAGTGTGATGCTATAGAAATGACGCTTGGTGATGTGATCTCCATGTGTAGGGATCTTGTTGTTAGCCCTTACCTACTTCACCATCGCCATTCTATTGCTAGGGGTAAAAAAGGCGGGGCAATATCAAATACCTCATTAACGGCCGCGTTTAAAAATGCACGTAATAAATGTGGAATTACTTGGTCGAAAGGTGCCGAACCAACCTTTCATGAACAGCGTTCTCTTTCTGAAAGGATATATCGAGAACAAGGATTGGATACTCAAAGATTGTTAGGTCATAGGTCGAAAGTAATGACTGATAATTATAACGATGATCGCGGTAAAGAGTGGAAGATTGTCGTAATTTAA